GAGATGCAACTGTATCAGGCTCACAAGAGTCTTCAGACCCTGCTGGTAAGAGATCAGAAATGGCTCACCAACTAGCTATCATGTCTAAAGCTCTTAAGAGAGATATGGAAGAAGCTCTTTGTCAAAATGGCGACAAAACAACTGGTAACGCTACAACTGCTCGTGTAACAGGTGGTTTTGAGTCTTGGATTACATCCAACGATTCAAGAGGTGCTACAGGTGCTTCTACTGGTGGCGGTGCTGCTCCAACAGACGGAACTCAAAGAGATCTAACAGAAGATCTTTTAAAAGATGTTCTACAACTTTGCTTTGAAAATGGTGGTGAGCCATCATTAGCTATTTGTGGCCCACATAACAAACAAGTTATCTCTGGTTTCACAGGTAGAACTCAAGCAAGACAAATGATCGATGCAAACACAGTTGAAGCATCAGTATCTATCTACTCATCTGACTTTGGTGAACTGAAAATCGTTCCATCAAACAGATCAAGAGAAAGATCTTTACTGTTGGTTGATCCTGAGTATGCAAAAGTATCTTACTTGCGTGATTTCAAAACAGTTGACATTGCTACAATAGGCGATGCAATGACCAAAATGATCGTGGTTGAGTATGGATTAGAAGTATCTAACGAAGCTGCTCATGGTATCGTTGCTGACCTTAATGTAAGTTAAGTTCTCGGTTAAGAACCTTAAAGGGATGTTTCGGCATCCCTTTTTTTTGTGTTAAAATTCTTGCATGGCTAAAAGAACTGTTATAGATCATAAGACTGGTTTTACTAACGAGTTTATTACTGAAGGCGGTAAAGATATATTTCATACCACCCAAGATGTAAGTCCAGTAATCGAACATTGTAAAAACATTGCAGAGAATGTTAAGCCAGGTAAAGATCTTCGCCATGTGGCAGAAGTGCCATTGGTTGTATATCAAAGAGCTTGTCGAGAAGGCTGGGCGAATGATATGAACGCATGGAAAAGATGGTTAAATAACTCAGACAATAAAGTCTTTAGAACATGGCAAGGTAAACTATGACATACGCAGAATTAAAATCTAATATCGCAAGTTACTTAAATCGTTCAGATTTAACAGATGTAATTGATTCATTTATAGATAGCACAGAATCAGAATTTAACCGCAGATTAAGAGTTAAAGGCATGATTAAAAGAGCTACTGCAACATTAGATTCACAATACATATCAGTACCAACTGATTGGTTAGAGGCTATAAACATACAAATTGATAGCGGTGACTTTTCACCTTTGTTTCAACAATCCATAGAATCATTGGATGTATACAGAAAGTCTAATGACAATGTAACAGGTCAACCTATTTACTTTGCATTGGTAGATGATTCAATTGAATTTGCACCTACTCCAGACGGAAGTTATACAGTACAATTAACCTACTACGGAAAGATAGATGCGTTAAGCGATTCTAATACGAGTAACTTTTTATCCACAGGATATCCAGATGCTTACCTTTACGGATCACTAAAACACGCTTCTATCTATTTAATGGAAGATGAACGAGTGCCACTATTTACAGCACAGTTCGAGAAGGCTTTAGAAGAAATGAGACTAGAGCAAGAAAAAGCTGAGTTTGCAAAAGGTTCTTTAATGCAAAGAAGAAGAACATATGGCAAACGCAGAAAAGACATTTATTATTTTGGTAATAACTAGGAGTATAGAAAATGGCTGGATTTAGTGATTATTTAGAAGACAAGGTACTTGACCATGTATTTGGCGGTACTGCTTATACAGCACCTGCAACATTGTATGTTGCTTTGTATACAGTAGCACCTGACGATACTGGTGGTGGTACTGAAGTAACAGGTGGTTCTTATGTAAGACAAACTGGAGCTTTTACTGTCTCAGGCACATCCCCCACAACAGCAACAAACTCTGCTGCAATCGAATACCCAACAGCTACAGCCGATTACGGAACAGTGGTTGCAGTTGGTATTTTAGATGCTTCATCTGGTGGTAATTTACTTGCATATGCAGATTTAACTACCTCAAAAACTGTATCAACAGGAGATGTATTCAGATTTGACGCTGGTGATTTAGACATCACATTAGCTTAATACCATGGCCTCAGTAGGCTACGGGTTATACACATACGGGAAGTCCGACTATGGAACTCCCGTTTATCATTTTGGTGTAGCCACATCCGCCCAAACATCAGGCTTTACTGCTGAAGCATCAGTTATACGCCATGGTGCATCTGTTATACCAGGCGTATCTGACTTTGATTCAGTCGGTACAATTATTAAATTAGGGTCATCCACCCTTGCACAAACTTCAAACTTTACTGGTGATGGCGTAGTCCTCAAGTTTGGTGCATCAGTTATATCAGCAGTTTCAGGCGGTTCAGCTACAGGTCGACAAATAGATCGTGGATCAGCGACTATAGCTGAGACATCTGGAATGTCTGCAACAGGTAGACAAATAGACAGAGGTGTTGCGACCATTGCTGCGGTATCAGACTTTAGTGCAGTAGGTACGCAAATTGATAGGGGTGTTGCAACCATATCATCAACCAGTGATATGACATCTGACGGGGTCTTAATTAAATTAGGATCTTCCACATTACCAGAAACATCTGGTATGACGGCCACAGGCAGACAAATAGATCGTGGTGTTTCTTCTATAGCAGCTATCTCTGATATGACTGCTACAGGTCGATTCACCATCAGTGCAAATGCAACTTTACCAGCAGTTTCAGATTTTGTAGCGACTGGTAGACAAATTGATCGTGGTTCAGCAACCATTCAAGAAACAAGTGGTTTTTCTGCTGTTGGTGGTTTAAAATGGAATGACATTATAGTTCCAGCAGAGACATGGACAGATCAAACTGCACCTAGCGGTACATGGACAGAAGAATCTGTACCACCTTCAGACTGGACAACATTAGGCAAACAAGACGCAGCTTAAAGGAATTTTTTTATGGCAGATACATTTACTACTAATTTAAACCTTACCAAACCAGAGGTTGGTGCATCCACCGATACCTGGGGAACTAAGTTAAACAATGACTTAGATGACCTAGATGCAATCTTTAGTGCTACTGGTACATCGGTAGCAATTAACTTAGACGGAGCAGTCATTGATAGCTCTGTCATTGGTGGCACAACTCCAGCAGCAGGTACTTTTACTACTTTAACTGCTAACACTTCGATCACAGGCACACTTGCTACTGCTGCTCAACCTAACATTACAAGCGTTGGTACGCTGACAGGTTTCACCTCAACTGGTATTGACGATAATGCAGATGCTACTGCTATAACCATAGATAGTGATGAAAATATTTTAATTGGTACAGATACTCTTGACGCTTGGTACACATCAACAAACGCTGGTGTAAATATAACAAATGCATCAAATTTCATTGCAGTAGCTCGTTCTGGTGGAACTCCATTTATTGCAAATCGTCTTAGTAGTGATGGCGATATTATGGAATTTAAAAAAGATGGGGCAGCAATTGGAACTATTGGGAATAATTCAACAAGAATGTATATTGGTTCAGGAGATACAGGAATTTATTTTGATAGTATTCGTGATAATATTCAGCCACAAAATCCCTCTACTGGAGCTGGTATTGATAATACTATAAGTTTAGGAAGAGATATATTTAGATTCAAAGACCTCTACCTATCAGGTGGTGCTTATCTAGGCGGTACAGGTTCAGCAAACCATCTTGACGATTATGAAGAAGGTACTTGGACTCCCGTTTATAACTCCAATACAGGGCTAAGTTCAGTAACAGGTATTACGGGTGCAACAGGCTATTATGTAAAAGTAGGAAAATTTGTTCAAATAAATGGGACCTTTACTATGAATGGCAGCGCATCAAACTATATAGATGATGGTGACAACATAAGAATTACAGGTATACCTTATACTCCAGAAGGTCCTTGGTACTCACAGCCCGGAACTACCTACACCACTAATGCTTTTTCAAACAGGGGTGGTTCTTGGGGTCCAGCATACAGGTACTCAAGCTATTATGTTATTCAATGGGTAGCTACTTCTGGAATATCAGCAGCATGGGCAGGAGACGAAGCAAACACAATTTACTTTCAACAAACATATAAAATAGTATAAATTATATCTAGTGGAGCTAGATAAGGAGCAAAAAAAATGGCATTAACAAAAGAAACAGTCGAAGACAAAATTGAAATAGTTGGAGATTATAAGGCAATTCAAGTTAGAACTGCTACAGTCATCAAAGAAGATGGTACAGAAATCAACAGAACTTTTCATAGACATTTACTAGAATGTTGTATTAGGAATGATGCAACTGGAGTTTGGTCAGACACTGATGTTTCAGGTGAATCTACAGAGGTTCAAGGCATAACCTCAGTAGTTTGGACGGATGCAGTCAAAACAGCTTACAAGGCTCATATGGATGCAACTTATCCTCATATTAACCCTGAATCTGAGTCTGAGTAAGTTTGAAATTAAAAAGATAAGTGAATGGCATTATTCCCAATTACTCCACCCGCAGGCATAGTCAAGAACGGAACTGATTATGGCAACAAAGGTCGTTGGATTGACGGGAATTTAGTTCGCTTTGAAAATGGCTACCTCAAACCTATAGGTGGCTGGACAAAACTTAGAGCTACAGCACTAGATGGCGCACCCATTGGGATGTACGCCTATAACGATAACTTGGGCCAACCAATATTAGCAGTTGGTACAAGAGAAAAGGTTTATGTTTTATACGACAACACCTGGACTGATATCACACCAGTAGGCTTTGTTAATGATGCAAGTAATGACCCTCTTGGTTTTGGTGCATACCATTACAATGTTGAAGATTATGGTGATGCTCGTTCACAATCAGGTTTACCTTTAGATACAGGTCATTTTTCTTTTGACAACTGGGGTGAACATTTAAACTTCTGTTTTTCTGGTGATGGTAAGATTTACCAATGGCGACCAGATTCAGCAGGTGGATCACCCGATACCATAGCCACAGTCGTATCTAACGCACCCACAGGATGTCAAGCCATTATTGTAACCAACGAAAGACATTTGGTTGCCATAGGTTCAGGCGGAGATCCAAGAAGGATTCAATGGTCAAACAGAGAAGATAATACCAACTGGACATCTAAAGCTACTAACACCGCAGGTGATTTACAAATCCCTACAGGTGGTAGAGCTATCATGGCAGCATCATTTGGTAATGACATTATTATCTTTAGTGATACAGGTATCAGCAGAATGTTCTATGCAGGATCACCCTTTGTTTATGGTATTGCTGATGCTGGAACTAACTGTAAAGCAGTCAGCAGAAGATCCATTGTTTCTACTGGTAACTTCCTAGCATGGATGGGTGAAAACTCTTTCTTTGTTTACGATGGTACTGTTAGAGAAATACCATGCGAAGTGCATGATTATGTTTACGATCTACTCAATGTACCAGGTAGAAAGGCTTGTTGGGGTGGACACAACTCTAACTTCAATGAAATATGGTGGGGATTCCCAAGCGGTGAATCACAATACGCACCAAACAAATATGTGATTTGGAACTATGGTGAAAATGTTTGGTCTATTGGTGAACTAGATAGAGGTTGTTGGGTTGACCAAGGTGTTTTTGATTATCCAACTTCAGCAGATAATGCTGGGTTTGT